CTACTGAACCTACTACACCTCAAACAACTACCCCTACCGATACAACTGGTGGTGAAGTTGAAGTTGATGTTACAGATATCGTTAAAGATACTAAAGAAACTAAAGAAGCGGTTAATACCGGAAATCAAAAAGTTGATGAATTAATGAATAAATTGAGTGATTTAGAAAATAAATTAGCGTCAATGAATGATCTAGTTTCAAAAATCGATGAATTAGAAACTCAATTTGAAAAAAGAAATCCTACTCCGGAAGAAAAATTAGAAATGAGATCATTAGATTCTTTCCCATATAATCTTAAATTAACTGATTATTGGTCTGAAAAAGAAGGTGCGTATGCCGTAATGAATAATGATAATAAAGAAATCGTTGCGATAGGTAAAGAACCGGTAGAAAAAGAATATGTATTAACTCAAGATGAAGTTGATCAAGATTATAATGAAGGTGAAGTATCTGATTCTTTTTACCCTGAGAATCAATAAGTTAAAATAATTTTAAAAAAAATATTAAAAGAGACTACATAGTCTCTTTTTTTATTACTATATTTGTGTCATTGTTTAACTTTTAAAATAAAATAACATGTCAGAAAAAACAAATTCATTACAGTCAATCCTTGAACAGTATGAAAAAAACAAAACATCTAGTGGTAGTGGTAATTTCGAAAGAAAAGAAATTGATCTAACTAAGTACTTTACAGAAAAACTAAGAGAAGGTCAAAAATCGGATGAAAAAAGAGTTCGTATCTTACCTTCCAAAGAAGGTGGTTCACCATTCGTTGAAGCCTATTGGCATGAAATTTTAGTTAACAAACAGTATACTAAAATTTATTGTACTAAAAAGAATGATGGTGAAAGATGTCCTCTTTGTGAAGCCAATGAGGCTCTTAGAATGACCGGTAACAATACAGATAAAGAATTGGCCAAACAATTTTCACCAAGACTTTATTATGTACTTAAAGTTATTGATAGAGACCACGAACAAGAAGGTGTTAAATTTTGGAGATTTAAACACTACTATAATGGTGAAGGTGTTTTTGATAAATTATTACCTATTATTAAAAAGAGAGGTGAAATTTATGACCCAAGAACTGGTAGGGATATTACATTAACTTTAGAGAGAGATTCTAAAGGAAGATCTAAATTAACATCTATTATGGATGAAGATTCTACAGTATTAACTGACCCTAAATCTGAGAAAGCGAAACTTTGGATTACTAATGGTGAGACATTTAAAGATGTTTATCGTCCTAAGAGTATAGAATATATGGAAATCGTTGCCAAAGGATTAGAACCAGTTTGGGATAAAGAAAACAAAAAGTTTGTATCTAAAGATGAATTAGATAGTAAACCTGGTGGTGATTTAGATTCTGAGATTAAATTAACTACTTCTTCTACTAAAAATTCTGTAACACCTACACAAAAAACTGTTGATGTAGTTGAATTAGAAGTTGAAGAAAAGAATGATTATGTTGATGAAGCTGAAAGTGATGATGAATTACCGTTCTAAGTATTAATATTTAAAAAATAAAAAAATGTCTACAGAAAAAAGACCAAAAAAATCCTCAACGGGGATAAAAAAACAAGATTTTAATTTATCCGATTTCAAAAAAGGAGTTGGATTAACATCATCTGTTAAAGATAAAGAATTAAGTTGGATCCCATTTTCACCTGCTTTTCACGAAGCAACTGGTGTACCTGGGATACCTAAAGGATTCGTTTCATTAAGTAGAGGATTTAGTAATACAGGTAAATCTACATCTATTTATGAGGCAGTTGTTTCTTGTCAAAAAATTGGTGTATTACCTATTATCATTGACACTGAAAACAATTGGAGTTGGGATCATGCTAAATGTATTGGTGTTGACTTCACTGAAGTAGGTAATGAAGATGGAGAAGTTGTCGATTATGAAGGATTCTTTATGTTTATTAATAATAAAATATTATTTGATAAATATGGTAGATTCAATCATGACGAAGGTGTGTATAAACAAAAAGAATTCCGTAGAAAAGCTTGTATTGAAGATATAGCTTTATTTATTGAAGACCTTTTAGATTTACAACAGAAAGATGATTTACCTTATGAATTATGTTTCTTATGGGATTCTATTGGTACGATTGATTGTTTCCGATCAGTTATAGCTAAAACTAAAAATAATATGTGGAATGCCGGTGCTTTGGAGACAGCATTTAAAGGTATCTTAAATAATGATATACCTTCTTCACGTAAAGAAGATTCTAAATATACTAACACATTCTTAGCGGTTCAAAAAATTTGGATAGATAATATGAATGGTGGTGGTGTTAAGCATAAAGGCGGTGAAGGATTTTTCTACGGCGCACGCTTCATTTTGCATTTTGGTGGTGTAATTGGTCATGGTACTGAAACATTAACCGCTAGTAAAGGTGATAAGAAATACGGATTTGGTGTTCAATCTAAAGTAAAAGTTTGGAAGAATCAAGTTAACGGTATTACATTTGAAGGTAAAATTTGTTCTGTACCACACGGTTTTTGGAGTCCGGACAAATTAAATGAGTATAAAGATAAACATAAACCTTATCTATTAGAAAAATTAGGTATGGAATACGGTGATTTTAATATTGAAACCGAATTAGTTTCAGATGTTTCAGATGTATACGCGGAAGATTAGTTATTAACCATTTAACACTTTAAGAAAGTGAAAAGACCCCCAAGATATAAAGAAAAAGTTGAAAGTAAAAAACTTGAAACATTAATTGTTGACGGTAATGCTTTATTAAATGTAGCTTACCATGGTGCAAAAGATTTATACAATAGTGATGGTAATCACATTGGGGGTCTTTTTCAATTCTTCACTACACTTAGAAAGATAATTTTAGATCAAGAACCTAATAAATTGTTTATTTTTTGGGATGGAAAATTTAGTGGTAAATTGAGATATGAAATTTATTCGGAATATAAATCCAATAGAGATAAAAATTATCATTATGATGGACCTTCCGATGATCCAATAAGAGATTTACAAAAAATAAGGATACAACAATATGCCGAAGAACTTTTCATTAGACAGTATGAAGATGATATAGTAGAAGCGGATGATTGTATTGCCTATTATTGTAATACTATGTCATCAGTTGAAAATATTACTATATGTACTGGTGATAAAGATTTATGTCAATTAATTGATGATAATGTTAGGATTTATTATTTATCTAAGAAAAAATTTATAACTAAAGAAAATTATCAAACATTTTTCTCACATCACTATGAAAATGCTACATTAGTTAAAGTTATTACTGGTGATTCATCTGATAATATAAAAGGTATAAAAGGTGTACAAGAAAAAACTCTTTTAAAATTAATTCCAAAAATAATTGAAAAAAAGGTTACTATTAAAGAAATTTTTAGTATCTTAGTAGAAGAACAACATAAGAGAAAAAAACCACTTAAAGCGATTGAAAATATATTGAATAGCGTTACCGATGGTATACAAAAAGAAAATATATATGAAATTAATGATAAAATTATTAACCTTAAAAACCCTTTATTAACAGAAAAAGTAATATATGAAATAAACAATCTTATCGATTCACCAATAGACCCAGAGGGAAGAGATAATAAAAATTTATTCAGAATGATGATTGACGATAAGTTTTTTAACGAAATCCCCGGTAAAGAAGATGGTTATATAGAATATTTAAGACCATTTTTAAAACTAATAAAAAAAGAAAAAGAATTATTTAAAAATAACTAATATGAAAAAAGAAATCGAAAAATTACCTTACGAATTTATCCTATATATTAATAATAAAATTGTTTGTCAACGTTATTTTAATGTTAAAGGATTTAACCCAAAATCTATCAATTCATTAGAAATGAGAGAAATTATTCAAGAATCTTGTGATTTTATTAAAAGAGATTTAAAAAATAAAACATTAGAATATCTTTGGAAATTCTTTAATCCTTATACAGTACAAAAAGAAGAAGAAATAGATAAAAGAAACATTTACGAAAATGAAGATTTCTTTGATTTAGAAATTAAATATAATGATAATGGTGAACGTAAAACCATCGCGATCGAAAGATTTAGTGGTAATGTATACCCACCAAAAGTTAGATATTCAGTAGATATCAGAGATTTGATCCCAACTATTATTTCAAATATCCAGGATGGATTGAATCGAAAAACATACACAGAAGTTGAAAGAACAGTTATTAACTAATAAAAATAAAATAAGATGACAAATAAAAGTACTGATAGTTTAGGTTATTTAGGTCACACATTCCAATTAAAATTATTGAACCAAGTTTTATTTGATGATAAATTTTCACTATCTATTATTGGTCCATTGGATCCATCTTATTTTGATAATGAATATCTTAGATTAATATCTAGTAAAATAAAAGATTACCACGAAAAATACGAAACAATACCGGAATTAAATACATTAGAACAAATTCTAATGACGGATATTAAAAGAGAGATTACTAAACAAAATACGATTGATGTTTTAAATGAAATAAAAGAAACGTCTCAGAAAGATTGTTTATATGTACAAGAAACCGCGTTAAAGTTTTGTAAACAACAAGAACTAAAAAAGGCCACCAAAAAAATACAGAAAATTCTTGATTTAGGTGATTTTGATCGTTATCAAGAATGTGAAGAAATACTTAAAGTCGCGTTAAATATAGGTGATGTTAAAGATAACGGTATAGATGTATTCACTTCAATTGATGATGTATTATCTGATGACTTTAGAAACCCAATACCTACCGGTATCAATGGTTTAGATGGTCTGATGAATGGTGGTCTTTCTAAAGGTGAATTAGGCGTTATCTTAGCGGCCTTTGGTGTAGGTAAATCTACAATGATTACTAAAATAGCCAATACCGGTTATAATTTAGGTTATAATGTAGTTCAAATATTTTTTGAAGATAACCCTAAAGTAATCCAAAGAAAACATATCACTTGTTGGACTGGTATTAATTTAAATGATTTAACTACTGAAAAAGAAAGAATTAAAGTTGAACTAGAAACAGTTAAAGAATTTAAAGGTAATTTAATATTGAAAAAATTCCCTAGTGATGGTACTACTATTACTCACATTAAACAATATTTGAGAAAATTAACATCTGACGGTATTAAACCTGATTTAGTATTAGTTGATTACATCGATTGTATTCAACCATCTAAAAGAGTTGATGATGCGAATGTTGCCGAAGGTAATGTAATGAGAGAATTTGAATCTATGATCGATGAACTTAATGTTGCCGGATGGACAGCGATTCAAGGTAATAGAGGTTCAATTGGTGCCCAAGTCGTTGAAGCCAATATGATTGGGGGTTCTATTAAGAAAGGACAGATAGGACATTTCATCGTTTCAATTGCTAAAACATTAGATCAAAAAGAAGAAGGTAGAGCAACTATGGCAATCCTTAAATCTAGATTTGGTAAAGATGGTGTTATTTTTGAAGATATCGTTTTTGATAATGGTACTTTAACTATTGATACAAATTCTTCTAATGACGTATCATTTTTAGATTTTGGTAAAAATCAAGATAAAAAGAAATCGAATAGGATTCAAGATGCATTAAAATTAAGACAAGAATTTATAAACAATAATCAAAAAATTTAATACTATGGAAAAAATTTTAACAGAAAACAAAGATAGATTTGTAATTTTCCCTATACAACATAATGATATTTGGGAATATTATAAAATGCATCAAGCAGCATTTTGGACGGCTGAAGAAGTTGATTTAACTAATGATATTAGGGACTGGGAAAATTTAAGTGATAATGAAAAGTATTTCGTTAAGAATATATTATCGTTTTTTGCTGCATCAGATGGGATTGTTAATGAGAATCTAGCTGAAAATTTTTATAGAGAAGTTCAATATCCTGAAGCTAAATTCTTTTATGGTTTCCAATTAGCGATGGAAAATATACATTCATTAATGTATTCATTATTGATTGATACATATATTTCTAACCCTAAAGAAAAAGATGAATGTTTCCATGCAATAGATAGATTACCGGCTGTAAAGAAAAAAGCTGGGTGGGCTTTAAATTGGATAAATAACGCATCTTTCCAAGAAAGATTAGTAGCATTTGCTGCGGTTGAAGGTATATTCTTTTCAGGATCTTTCTGTTCAATATTTTGGTTAAAATCTAGAGGTATATTACAAGGGTTATGTAATGCTAATAGTTTGATTTTTAAAGATGA